TCAATGTAACTGGCACTAACTTAACTGGCACAGGAACAGGAGCCCACTTTAACATTCTTAGAACAGTAGAATCATACCTGGCTTTTCCAACTCCCAACGTGCGTGGCACTGGTTATGCTGTTGGCAACACTATAAAAGTTTTAGGCACAGCACTGGGTGGCACTACTCCTGCCAACGATGCAACACTAACAGTTGCCAGTATTGACTCAGGCGGACGCATTGCTTCACTAACAGCAACAGGCACAGCACAAGACACATGGGTATACGATGCTGGCAAGCGTAATGTAATATATGCTCGTGGCTTGGAAAACAGAACTCTAGTGCAACAGGATGAAGGCTACAATTTCTTGGGCCCACAAACACGTGAGTATGAGATCAACAGTTACTTTAGACGAGACAATATCAAATTGCTTGAAGACTATTCGGGCAAATTGCTGGTGCATCGTATTTTGCCAGAAGTTGTAAACTTAAATGATATTGGACTTCCCATCAACCCTGTGCAAACTCCTAGTCGAATTGGTAGCGTTGATGTTAAACTAGAAGGTGCCAACTCTGTAGGACAGCAGCCACTAGAAACAACAGCAATCACAATGGCAACAGACACAGACAATCCTTGGGTGCAGATTAGCCAGAATGCTCATAGAGTAAACTCAATCGAATTGGGTAATACATCAACAACAACTATTTGGATGTGTAATGCACTAACTTGGCAATACACACAAACGGAGGACGATAGATAATGGCCAAGTATCCTGTAGAAATAAGCGATGCAGAAGGCACCAACGATGCCATCAATTACTTGCTTTCTGGTCCCAGTGGCCTAGGTCAGAACTTTAAAGGTTTTAGCACTTACTTGCCCAGTGACTTGACTGGTAACTTTCGCCCACCATTTAGCATTGCGGCTCTGACCAGTCCAGCCTATGCCAATTTGTATGTGCCACCAATTCCCTTGAGTAGTTCAGAACGACTTAATGGATTTACATGGAAGTTTACTTTTGTAACTCCCATGGCTCCACCGTTTGCATTAGGCCAAGGCCCGCTGATAAGTGGTGTAACAACAGCAGTTGATACTGTGCCATTGGATGATGTAGATGCTACTAGTGTCACAAGTGGAACCAAGGCTGCAAGTGCATTACCAGTAAACTACACCAATGTGGCCACTACAGTTCTAACAGGATCTGGTAGTGGCTTGGTGCTGACTGTGCAAGTTGGTGACAGCGTGTTACCAGAACCTTACACTAATTTTAACACAGGTGTTACAGCCACAGCGTCAGGCACAGGATTTGCAGTTGGCGACACAGTAAAAGTCCTAGGCACAGCATTAGGCGGCACAACTCCTGCCAATGACTTGGTGTTGACTATTGATGCAGTAACAAACGAATATAATGGCGATTATTATAACGGTCCTGGCGTAGTAGAATGCACAACGGATTATTGTATCATTCGAACCAACCGCAGTTTCCCAGACCCTGGACCAGGCACAGGCGGAACTATTAGTTTAAGCAGTATGGGCTTTGATATCTCTACAGATTGCAATGCCAAGGTAACTGTGAGTGGTGGCACTGATCGTGTTTTTATTAGTGGACAATTGGCCAGCAACATATCATATGATTGTTTCCTTGAACCCTCTACAGACTTGACTTATACTGTAAGTGTAAACAGATTAAAAGGTACTATTACAACCGATCCTGTAAACCCAGAATATCGTTTTAGTTACGATGGCACAATTGCATTGAAAACATTTACATTCCCTGCCCTTGCGGCTGGCACAGGAACAACAGCAGAAGTGGATGCTATCTTTACAAGCATTATTGATCAGCCTGCTCCCGGCTACTATTGGTATCTTATTGAAGTGAGTTTTAGTGGTGATCCATACGGTATTGAAGTAACAAGTTCTAGACAGTTCTTACGCTCTCTAAGTGCTCAAGTGGTCAAAGAATAAACTAAATATAACAATGATAAAGTATAGAAAAGCCACAGAAGAAGATGTTGCAGGATTAAAAGCACTTACGGACAGTATGTTAAGTCATACAACTTTAGGTGTTGCAACACTAGCAAAGATTCAAGCCTTAGTGACCAGTCCCATTACCTTGGTGATGCTGGCCATTAAAGATGATGTTCTAGTAGGCTTTGTGTGTGGCATTGTGCATGAAAGTGTATTCAATACTACACGGCGTGTTAGTGACATTGGTTTATATGTTGCACCAGAATATAGAAGTAGTGAAATTGCCGCTGTGCTAGTAGAACATTTAGAAACATGGGCAATGCGTGTGGGAGCAAGTCAAGTATGGCTTGGCCAAACTACAGGAGACAATCCTCGTGTAGTAGAAAGATTTTATAACCAGTTAGGCTACAAGACTAAAGGGTTTAATTGTTTAAAGGAATTATAATATGTGCGGTGGATTTGTTGGAGACATTCTAGACACAGTAGGTGATGCTATTGAAGACGTGGGTGACTTTATTGGTGACACAGTAGAAGCCATTGTTGATGATCCGTTACAAGCCATTGTCACAGTGGGTGCTATGGCCATGGGTGTTCCACCTGTTTGGGCTGGTGCACTAGGTGGAGCGGCTGGTGCCGCAGAAGATGGCGGTAATATTTTAGAAGGTGCACTACTTGGTGGAGCAACTGGCTATGTAGGCGGGCTTGCAGGTAATGCAGCCGCAGGTGCAGGTGCAGGACAAATCCTTAGTGGTGCCGCAGGCGGTGCAGCCGCAGGTGCTACAGGTGCCGTTTTAACAGGCAACGATATTGTTCAAGGTGCTTTAACTGGTGGCGTTATGGGTGGTGCATCAGGTGCTATTGCCAGTTATGTAAATCCGCAAACTGGTAATTCAACTTACACATTTGATGATGGCTCAACTATTACTCGTGATGTTAGTGGTAATGTTGTAGGCTCAACTGTGAGTCCTTATATGGATGCTCCTGTAGTAGATTTAAGCACACCAGCAGGTGGCGGAGGTTCTGGAACAAATGTAGGCTACGAGATTGGGGGCGGTCCTGTTACTCCTACTGCTCCTGTAGAACTAGTATCAACAGGCATAAGCGATAGTAGTGCAGGCACAGTTTACAACGGTCCTAATGGTATGGAAGTTGTGTTAGATTCAGGTAAGACTGTGTTGTTAAGCGACTACATGGCAGCAATTGAAAGCGGTAGTCCAATCTCAGTAGACGGTATGATGCAAACAGACTTCCGTGTTGAAAGTTCTGGTATCCCTCGTAGTGTTGAAAACCCAGGCAGCGGCAACTTGCCAGAAGGTCATGAACTTGCGTCAATTGAAAACTCAAACGGTGCTCGTTGGGATGAGAGTTTAGAAACTTATGTAAACCCTGAAACAGGTGCTTACTTTGACCAATCAAGCAATGCATGGGTTCAGCGTACTGGTTCAGTGCCTGCAACTGGTGGCGAAGGCAATTACGGTATCCCAGATTCGTATGTTGCCCCTGTAACAGTAAACCCAGATGGATCATCAACTACTATCAACTGGAACGGTAGTGTCACAACAACTTATAGTGATGGCACAAGTGTAACAAACAATCCAGACGGTTCAAGTTTAACTCGTGATGCCAGTGGCACAAGTCATATTGGTGGTGATGGCGGTTCTGGCGGTGCTGTTGACATGGGCAATGGCTCTACAACATACACTTACGATGATGGTTCAAGTATTACTATCCACCCTGATGGCACAGCAACAAGCACACCTGCTCCTGCAGATGTTCCTGAAATTACAATTACAGGTGATAGACCTACAACTGGCACACCTGTAGGCGATGCAGGCGAAATTGTAATAGTAGGTGAAAGACCTACTACAGGCGTTGGTGGTGTAGATTTGATTACAACTCCAGTTACTCCTGATACTACAGTTACTCCAGGTGGCGATGGATGGACTCCGACTCCTGTAACTCCTATCTTCCCAATTGTTACACCTAAGACTCCTGTAACACCTCCTCCTGTAACACCTCCTTATACTGTGACTCCAGCAGATCCACTGCCTGACTTAAAGATCCCAAGTGGATTGAATCCAGGTTGGATTGAACCAACACAGTTTTATAACACAACTAGCCCAGTGCAGAGTCAATACTACTGGGGCGGTCATGGTTATCAAGAAGGTCCTACATTTAACGCACAACAATACAACACGGTGCCTGATGCACCACGCACACCATGGGGCTTACAAGAGATGGCTCCAGTAGCAAGACCACAAGAACTTGTTGATTACATCAACAGTCCAGAATATCAAGCACAATTTGTGTCAGGTCCTGTTGCTCCTGTTAGAGGCTAATGCCGCTGACTAAATATACAAAAGGAAAACGATAACATGGACTTTAGCACATCAAGTACTTCAACTGCACCAGTTACAACTGAAGAACAAAAAGCCGCTATTAGAGCACAAACTGCAATGTTGACTGGAACTATTATTCCGTCATACACACAAGCAGTTGGCGGTGCAACAAACATTTACAATCAAAACGCAGGCGGTGTGTTGAATGCCGCACAAAACCAAGCAGGCACAGCACGCCAAGCACAAGAACTATTGGGCAGCACAGGTGAAAGTGCATTACGCACTGGTATTAGTGGCTTACAAAGTGTGTTTGATCCTGCTTATGCACAACAACAAATTGCAGCCGCTATGGGTCCTGCACAAGCACAATACATGCAGAACTTGGAAATGCAAAATCGTAGCATGGGTGGTGCTGGCATGTTGGGTAGTGCTAGACAAGCCATTGCTGATCGTGCATTAGCAGGTCAGAACCAAGCAAACCAACAACAATTGGCTGCACAAGTTGCAAACAATGTAATGGGACAACGTTTAAGTGCCGCAAACCAATTGGCCAGTTATGGACAAGGCGGTATTGGACAAGCATTAGGTGCCGCAGGCAACGCAGTAAGTGCCTCCATGGTGCCACAGCAATTATACAATCAATATGCGAGTGTATTGTTTGGAACTCCAGCCGCAAGTTATCAGCCTGACTTCCGTGGCACACAAGGCTCTACTACAGATAAAGATAGTATGGGTTTGAGTTTCAAGGGCATTAGCTTCTAAAAGGATAATACAAACATGGCAGCACAATTTGATGAAATGGGCAACTACCTTGGCGAATACGAAACTGAAGAAGAACGTAAACGCCGAGAAGAAATAGCCAACACGGCTGTGCAAACAACCGAAGTTAAAACTTACGGCGACGGCACACAAGAAAGAATTACCAAGGAAGAAATTCCCGGAGCAATTACTCCTAAAACAATGCTTACTGCGGCAGGTCCTGTAAGCCCAGATACCTTTGCTCGTATGCAACAAGCAGAATCAGGTGGCAGAGACTTTACAGCACAAGGTGCACCTTTGACAAGCCCTGCTGGTGCTATGTTCAAGAACCAAGTTATGCCAGCAACAGCAGCCAATCCTGGTTATGGTGTTAGACCAGCACAATCACAAACGCCAGAAGAATATAATCGTGTTGGTGCAGAATATTACCAAGCCCTACTAAAACAATTCAATGGTGATGAGCGTAAAGCCGCAGCCGCTTATAACGCAGGTCCTGGTCGTGTGCAACAAAACATGGCACAGAATCAAGGACAAATGAATGAAGCACAATTACCTAAAGAAACACAAGGTTATTTGGGCAAAGTATTCAACGCTATTATCCCTAGTGCTCAAGCAGGCACATTACCTGCTGGACAAGCACAACGTCCCGCAACAATTAGCCCACAAGGCCCAGTTGCTCCTGGACAGTTGCCACAAATGGGTCAGCAAGTGCAACCACAAATGCAAATTGATGATAACGGTAATAGACTAATCACAAATGCAGATGGTACTACTACAGTATTAGGCCCGGACAACAAGCCCTTGGCTGCTGGTGGCATGGAAGCACGTGATACTGCTGAGTTTCGTAATAGACTGTTTGCAGAAGCAGGTAAAGATCCATTCAAGTGGATGGAAATTGCTAAGAATCCTGAGTATGCACAGTTCCCAGCAATGCAAACTGTTGCCAAACAACAAACTAGAAACTTGTTAGAGCAAGAGTTTCAAATGAACAACGCCAAAGAGCAAACAACTAAATTAGTTGCGGCTGCGGCACAAGGTGATCCTAAAGCAAGTCGTGCCATTGCTGATGAACTAAAATCGCAAGAAGGCTCTTGGGCTAAAATGATTTTATTGGGTTTCTTAAGTCCACAACTGGCTGGTGAAGAAGCAGTTAAATTAGGCTTTGGTAACAAGTGGACCAGTGCAACTAATGACAAGGGTGAAACCGCACTGATTCAAGTCAATGCAAAAGGCTTACCACTAAAAGGTATTACAACTGACAACAAACAAGTGCCGCAAGAACAATTAGCCGGTTACATGACTGGTGGTGGTTTAGGTAAAGGTGCAAGTTTAAGTGCTGAAGTTTATGTTGATCCTGCTACAGGTGCTCGTTATCGCTCAGGCTATGATTCGGCTGGTAAGGCTGCCCTGGTAAACATTCAAGGTGGTGCACCATTCAAAGGCGATCCTCGAAAACTTACGCTACAAAGTATTGGCACAAGTCAAGCCAAAGCAGACATTGGTCTTATTACTGACCTTAAAAAGAAACATGGCACTAATGTTCTGGATGCTGAAAAAGATTATGTGTCTATCAATGGTCCATTCAAGACGGTAGAAGATAGACAACAGTTCCGTCAAGCATATGGCTTTGATTTGGCACAACCAAGTGGTGCTCCAGGTGCTGTGCAAACTGCTCCAGCAGGTGCTCCAATGCAGGCTGCTCCCGGCACACAAACACAAGGTGCTCCAGCAGGTGGCACAACAGCAATGCCAGCAGGTGGCGGTGTAAATGTTCCATTAGCACAACAAAAACAAAACGTTGAAGTAAGTGATGCATACCGTAAAGAAGTAGTTAAGAAAGCAGGAGACATTGTTGCCACAAGTGATAAACTTGTTAGCGAAATTACAAATGCTGAACGTGCGGCAACAGATGCACTAACAAAGCCAAATAACTTTGGCACATTGATCCATGGACAGATCCCAGGTGAATACACTATGGGTCAAATGTTTAAGACACAAGATGCTGTGAACACAGCAAATGTATTAGAAATTGTAAACAAAGTTGCGGCTACTAATGCTAAAATGTTGGGAACAAACCCAACGGATCGTGACTTGCAGTTTGTTACAAGCACCAAGCCAGATGAAACATGGAGTGCTGAAGCAGTTGCTGATTGGTTGCGTAAGAGTGCAGATGGCACACGCAGAACCCTAGACTTTGCTCGCAAGCAAATGGAGTCAGGTGGCAAGTTTGTGCCTGAAACGCCACAGCAGCCAGCAGACGCACCAACCAAGCGTCTAAGCAAAGAAGAACGAGATGCAGTTGAATGGGTTCGTAAGAATCCTAATGATCCACGAACACCTGAGATCAAGAAACGTTTAGGACTATAATATGGCAGAGTTTGACCCAGATGCATTCCTAGCCCGTGATGAAAAGCGTGAGAAAAAATCTACAGGTTTTGACCCTGACGCTTTTTTAAAGAAGACACAACCTGAATCAGCACTACAAACTTTTGGGCGTAGTGCCGCAAGCATGGCTGACTCGGCATTAAATGCTGTAACTGGCACACTTGATTATGCGGCTTACAACTTGGCTCGTGCGGCAGGGCGTAGTCCAGAACAAGCAACAGCAGAAACAACAAGTCCTAAAGATGTTATTGGTCGTATGGCTGGTGTTACAGGAACTCCTGGTTATGAAAATGCACCATTACGAACTGTTGGTAATGTAGTAGGACAAACTATTGGTGAAAATGTAATACAACCTATTGCAGGTGCTACAGGATTGCCAGAGGCTGATGTAGGTAGTATGGTCAATAGTGCCATGATGGGTATTGCTCCGGCAGTTCCCAAAGTTGCTGGTGCTGTCAAGCCAGTTGTAAAAGGTGCTTACGATGTTGGTGCAGGTTTTGGTGGCACAATTACAGGACGCACAGCGGCTCCAGGTGCACAACCCAAGCCTTGGCAACAACCCAGTGCTAGACAACCTGTAGGAGACACATATATTCCTGCTCCTGTGCTGGAACAATATCGTGCTGGCACAATCACAGCAGAACAAGCACAAGCAGCCGCAAGACCCACAAGTGAATTATCGGGATTGGCTGCAACTGGCGGTAATGTTCCTTATGCTGGACAAGGCATGCGAGCGTTTGGTGAACAACTGGGCGAAACATATCGTAATCCATTAAACGTTTTAACTGATGTGGGCTTGGATGTAGTAACTGGCGGTCCATTGCCAACAATTGGGCGTATGGGCTACAAAGGCTATCAAGCGTACAATGCCAACAAACTAAGCAACTTGGGCTTTACACCATTAGCACCAGATGAATTTAGTGCATTGCGTCCCAGCGGCCCAGTAGCCCCAGGCGGCGGTGGTGGTGCTGGTAGTATTAGACAGCAAGCAGCCGCAAAAATAAACACACAAGCATTGCCTCCAGATGTAATTGCCGCACAACAAGCAGCCGCAGATGCAAGAGTAGCAGCCGCAGAAGCCGCAGCCAGAGAGCGTGCTGTTGTGCAACCAGTTGATCCAGCGTATATTGCTGAACAACAAGCACAAGCAGCCGCACAAGCCGCAGCCGAACAACAGGCTAAAGCAGCCGCCAAAGCCAAAGCAGAACAAATGGCTGCTGACATAATGGCTACAAGAGCCGCTGAACGTGAAGCCATAGTAAGTGGTCCAGTAGCACCCACACGTGACATCATACCAATGGAAACACCCGAGTCTAGGGCAGCCGCAAGAGCAGAAGCAAAAGCAGAAACGCCACTAACTATTCGTGAGAAACTAGACAAGACTGTGCAAACAGCATATAGACCAGTTGCTGGACAAGGTAATGTGCTAGACAAAACGCTAATAAATCAAACACTTGAAGGCGAGGGCTTGCCAGCAGTTGATTGGAGCAAGTTAGGCATTGACTATCAATCAATGAGCAGTAAGGATGCTCGCAACGCCATACAAAAGTTTATTGAAAAAGAAACAGGTATAAGTGGTGCAGGCACTCGTGGTCCCACACGAAAAACACAAATGAAAGAAGCCAATGAACGCTTGGCTTATGAACAATCACAACGCAGTCCAGAAGAACTAGCAAAAGAACTAGCAGACATGCAAGCCGCAATTGAACGCAGAAAGCGTGTGTTAGGCGACAAGTATCGTGCTCCAGGTGGTGATCGTTTTAGTATGATGACTACAGAACCTGAAAAGAAATCATCAATCCCAAGACCCAACTTCCCAGAAGGCTCGGCAGGAAATCCTTTTACTTCAATGGATGATGCCAAAATGCAACACATGCAAGATATTCTCACAGGCAGCAGTGAAAACAACCCGCCAGGAAAATTTACATATTACATAAAAGATAAAGACACACGCGATGTTATAGTTTTTAATAAAAATAAATCCGGCACAGAGTATAGCGTAAACAAACGTGATGGTAGTTATGACGCTTACAACTACATGCCTGAAAGTGGTTTCTCAGATGGCCCAGAATGGATAAAACATGTTGTGGATAAAGATGGTGTTCAAAAGACAACACGCTATACCTCCAAGCCTGATTGGTGGCCTACATTATTAGAATAAATAACATTATGACAACAGCAGAACAACTAACCCAAGTCTTTAATGACAACTTTGTGGCATACTTTCGTAGCCATGTTAGCCATGTAAACATTACAGGCAGAAACTTTACCAGTGACCATGAGTTGCTGGGCGGCATTTACGAATCACTACAATCACAAATTGATGTGATTGGTGAATTGCTACGCACCTTGGATGCTTTTATGCCAGCAGACTTGCAGGACATTGTTGATGGTAGCCATATCAAACCCATGCCTGTTGAAGGTGATGCTGAAGATTTATTGAGTTCAGTGTTGGATGACTTGGAACATTTGAAACAATGTTACATTGAATTAGATGAAGTTGCTGAAGATGAAGACCATGAAGAAATTGCCAACTACGCACAAGAACGCATATTGGCAATTGGCAAGCAGATTTGGCAACTACGAGCAACACTAGGCTAATCTTTTGTAAGCATACGAACCACGCACATCATAACCTGATCGTGCGTGTAGTTTTAAAAAAGCATCTTGACTCTTACGCATAGTATTACTACTGATAATCTTACAATTGGTAGCAACAGCATATTGTTCCCACATTTGCATCATGTCAGTGATAAGCCTAAAACGCTGACGAGTGCTCAAACTCAAATCCACATGAGCCATGCGTACAGATAACATGGTGTCATCACTCCAGGCTGCTCGTTCCCCGCTTTTGGCCCAAGTATATGCCACAAGGTGACCTGTGCTGTCTCTGGCAACACTAATAAGTTCTGATCCTGGGAGATAAAATTGATTTACTACAGCAAAAGTTATATTGCGAGCAAACACAGTGGGTTCTGGTGTAAAGATAGTGTCGATTTCTCTTTGACAGTCTTCAATTGATACAGCAACTATATCGGGCACATCTAAGCCAGTTGCAGGTTTCCATACATATTCAAGCATTGCAGTTCCTTTGGTGATACAGTATTTAAGCCTGCCACACGGAGATGCTAAATAATCATATGGAAAAGAAAACTAAAACTGAAAAGAAAATTGGACGCGGTGGTGCCCGTGACGGTGCTGGCCGCCCAAAAGGTCAAACAAATAGACTAACTGCAAGAGAGATACTGGAAACTGCTGAGGGCATGTTGGGTAAACCTTTTATTGTTAGTTTGTTAGAAGGCTACATAGACACAATACACGCAGGTGATACACGCAATCGTGTCACTTACGAAAAGATCATATTAGATAAAACTGCTACAACAATTATTGAAGCAGAAATAACAGATAGTAAAGATGCTATCGAGCAGAAACAAGCGGCATTTGCAGAAGCATTGGCCAAACTTGTGGGCGTTAGTCCAGACGCTAAATAACTTTATGTTAAAAGGAAACTCATAATGAAAGAATCACATAGCCAAAAAGCCGTGTCTGGTTATAATGCCGCAACTGGCACATCCAGCACAGGATTTGACAAGGCTTCAACAAAGTACAGTGGCAATCAGCACGCTAAAACAAATCCAGATGCACTAATCAACAAAGGTCGTGGTCCTACAGGTGGTAAAACTGCTGTTCCTAATCGTGGCAAAGAAACAACAATGGGATGCCATAATCCACAAAAGCGTCAAGCAGTTGGTGATGGTGCAACAAAATCCATGCCCACATTTGGCAATGCAGATAAGATCAATGTAGGTCGTGGCCCAACTAAAGGAAACCAACTATAATGAGCACTAATCCAAATTCAAAGCCTATCAATCAAAAGCGTGGCCCTACAACAGGCAACGCAGGTAGCACAACAAAGCGTAATGCTTTCTTAGATGCCAAGAGTGCCAGTTCAAGTGAAAAAGCCACCCTGGCCAATATGGTAACTTCAGCACTTGAAATGCGTGGTCGTGGTCAAGCAGGTGTTACTAATCCTGCACTAGAAGGCCTACACAGCAATACAGGTCCTAAGACTAACTCAACTGCTAACGGAAGCAAGTTGCCTAAGAAATATAAGAAGTAAACATTATGGGTGCAACATCAATGCAAGGTATGATTGGCTCTCCTGGCGGCGGCCAAGCACCTCAAGACACTTATAACCAATACGCAAATAATTTGTTTGGCACGCCAGGTGGTCCATACACACCTCGTCCTGACTTAGGTCCTGGTGTAGGCTTTGGTGTTGGTTTACCACAACCTGGTGGTGATCCCACCAGCATCCAAGGTAATCAACCTGCTCCTAGTCCATTACCAACTGACGGTATGGGTGGTGGTAAAAGCATGGGTGGCATCGGCAACTTAGTAGGTGGTGCTTTAGGCGGCAATCCGCAAGATATGATGCAATCATATAACAATATCTTAACAGGAACTCCTAGCCAAGCATATCAACCAAACTTTAATGCTCCTCCAACTCCCGCTCCAACTTCGTTCCCAAATCAACAACAACCAATCACACAAGGCAACGGACAATTACCTCCAGGCTTTGGTGCGTTGAGTCCTATTGATCGTTCGCAAATTGGTAACGCACAAATTGGTTTTGGTATGCCTCCAAGTGCTGGTTTTAACAGTCCGTTAAGAACACAGTTACCACAGCAACCACTACAGCAACCACAACCAATGAATCGTTTTGCTCCTCCTAATGCCCCAGGTGTTAGACGAGCACAACCCACTAGAGTTGCTCCAAAGCCAACGACACGCAATCGTTTACGCTAAATAAACTTGGGGGAAAGACTCCCCCAAGTATTGCACAGATAAGGAAAATGAAATGCAACCAACCAACCCAGAAAACCCATGGGACACTTCAGCAGAAGCCGCTCCCGCAAAAGCAAAAAAAGCAAAACCAGAAGTAGCAGTAAAGCCGGCAGCACCAATTGGTGCCAATGCAGGTGAATATGACATAGACGGTCTAATGACCGACTTTCCCACGGCGAAAGAACTTGAGAGATTTGTATTTGATGAAACGGGGATTGTCTTAAACTTAAAAGGTCGTGCCAACAAGTTAAAGTATCAAGTAGCAATGGATGTGCTGAATGGTGAACAAGTAGATCCAAAATTTGTAGGTGGCGATAACCCTTACATTGACCGCACTGAACTAATTCCAGTAGAAGATTTACGCCCAGTTCCCCCAAAAGATAAAACCCTGCCAGACAGCAATGAACTACAAAACATCTTTGTAAGCAACTCAATCCCGCACCCTGACTTTGAAGCACGTATGCAAGACAAGAAAGTGTCAGTATACTTCCGCAAATACAAAACAGGACAAATTTCGTATGAGATTGTAGGACCCGTTGATCAACGCCCACATGGTGTTAAACTAGACAAGTATGGTCGTGAGCGTCCTGAGATCATCAAGTGGGTTGATCCACGCACAGGTGAACAAGTTATTGTTCGTGAAGATGGTAGCATGACTCCACAAGGTCGTAAACTACGAGCCATGATGCAAACATTCCGTGTAAACAAAAGCAACCACTGGGACACATGGATTGATCGTGAATTTGTTACATTAAACGACTCAGTTGCTTCCAACCCATGGGACTTGTCATAATGACTAAACAAGTCCGTGATGGAGTAATCTATCAAGCACAGCAGGAGCGTATTACACGTGATACGCTTATCTTGCAAAAAGTAAATGCCGCACACAGGGAAGGTTTTAAAACACGCTTCCCTGGTCAATGCGAGCATATCCAACGCTTGATTGCTGAACGATTACAAGCAGTACTAACACGTAAACCAACTGACCTAAGTGATCCAGATACATGGAACTGTAGTGCAGATGAGATTGCAAAGTTAAGCGAAGCACTATGGCATGTAAGTGTTATTAGCCAACTATATCCTATGGAGTCCCCGGATGAACTTGGTAAAGAATAACAACATTGCCATTGACATTGAAGCCGCTTGGGTTGGTGATGAACTACTGGTTCGACTAACTGATGGTGATCGTGTGTTCCAGTTTCCTTTAGATGATATTGACCTAGAACACTTTATTGCTACCTTAATCACATTCCAGAGGTAATATGCTGGGCACAGAAACTTTAATGGCTCGTGCCCTGCGTTACTCTTTAGACAAGAATAATGTAGCACCAGAAACATACGCACTAATGCCCACAGACTTGCAACTAAAATTGCAAGACTTGGTTATTGAAGTTGCAGATGACATGAAGTATGACCAGTTAAAATACTTCCGTCCTTTTGAACACCAACACACTTTTTTTAAAACAGGTAACAGTGAGCGTCGTGGTATCCTGGCTGCTAACCGTATTGGTAAAACTGTAAGCACTTGTTATGAAACTGCTTATCACCTAACTGGATTGTATCCTGACTGGTGGCAAGGTTATCGTTTTAACAAGCCTATCACTTGCATGGTAGCAGGTGAGGGCTGGAGCCAGGTTGCACTTGTATTACAAAATGAATTGATTGGCACACAAGATGTTAAGATTACGGAAAACTTGGGCACAGGTGCTATACCTCGTGATTGTATCATTGTTGATACTATGCGGAATGATGGGGCTAACTGTATTGGTGTTGAAATCAAGCATGTGTCGGGTGCAAACAGTTATCTGCTCTTTGCAAACTACACGCAAGAGGTTAGACAACTACAAGGTTTTAAACTGAACCTAGCAGTATTTGACGAGCAACCACCAGATGACTTTTTCTCTGAAATTGTTACACGAACTGCCACAACACAAGGTAAAGTGCTGTGTTCGTTTACGCCCTTAAAAGGCTTAAACGGACTTGTAAGCAAGTTTTGGAACAAAGAAGAAGGATATGAATACATTCGTGTGAGTTGGGATGAT